ATATGAACAAAGAAATTCCAACATACGAAATCTCGATTGACCTGAACGATCAAGAAACAACCGTTTCATTCAATTCACTTGTTTCAATGCCGGCGCATGAAAAAAACTTCATGACATTTTCGAAACAAGTTAAATTTGAATTTAACGACGAAGAACAAGTTATCACCGGAATTGCTATTTCGGCCGATACGCCAATATATCGATTCGACCAAGAAACCGGCGAAGAATATTATGTTGTTTTCACCAAGCAATCAATCAAGGACATTATTTTTGATTACGCCAGGAAAGACAATTTCAATAATGTTAATTTAGAACACAATCCGAATCGAATCGTCAAATCAATCTTCATGATTCATTCATATCAAATCGACGCGGCAAAAGGATTCACCGCACCGGAAAGATTCAAGGACGCGAATGACGGATCTTGGATTGTATCTTATAAGGTGACCGACAAAGAATTGTTTGACAAAGCAAAGAACGGCGAATTCAACGGATTCTCGATTGAAGGCGTTTTCAACTTGATTGACACCAAAGAAGAACAAGAAATGGCGCTAATTTTTACCGAATTATTAAAGTTGAAATTACAAATCAATGGATAATTATAAAATGATATTGAATTCCTTGCAAAATTATGTTGCAAAAAAAGCAATCGTAAAAAATGCGATGAATAAAAATGAATTCTTGGTGAAACAAATCGAAGTATTGCAATCAAAGATTGATTCAAATGATACTATCATTGAAGACAACCAATTTTCGCGAAGTCAAATAAATTTATTAAGAGAAAACGCAAATGAAATCTTGATGAATCGGTCAACGACCGCAATGCAAAAGAATAAAATCAATCAATTTTTAAGACAAATCGCGAACAATTAAACATAATATATATAAACACAAATAAACATGAATAAGAATTTTAAAAAAGTAATGGATTTAATTGCTGAAATGAAACAATCATTCGCAAGCGCATCGCAAAAATTCGAACAAGCTACTTTAATGGACGGAACAATCGTTGAATTCGAAATCTTTGAAGTTGGACAACCGCTTTTCGTAGTTACGGAAACGGAAACAATACCAGCACCGGAAGGAACACACGCTTTGAGCGGTGAACTTGAAGGCGTTTCGGTTGTTGTTGATGCCAATGGAATCATTGTTGAAATTATCGACGAGCGTGCAACTGAAGAAGTGGTTGTTGAAGAAGCGACAAGCGAAGAACAAATGTCCGTTCAACAAGTGGAAAGCATAATCAATGCAAAATTAGAATCATTCGCATCAAGCATCGAAGCGGTTGCCGAAATGATAAAAGTTATTGCCGATTCAAACAATAATTTGTCGAATGAAATCGCGACGTTGAAAGGTGAATTCGAGACCTTCAAATCAGCACCGACAAATAACACAAATGAAGGCGAGAAATTCGCAAAGGTTGGCAACCTGACCGCCAAACAATTATGGTTGAAAAATAATAAAAACAAATAAAATGTCACTAAAAAAATATTTAAAGACGTCGTTTGATTACGATGTTGTTGGACTTGCACCGTACACTGACGAGCAAAGAGAAGATTTAATCGTTCGTTCGGTTACCGAAGCGCAAACATTACAATACATTGCGATTCAACAAGGAATCAAAGGAAGCGAAGAATTGAAATTAATGGACGATTCAATCGTTTATCAAACGGCTGATTGTTCAATGACACCAGACGGCGACACCGTGTTCACTGATCGTGCAATTTCAGTTGAAACAATCGGTTACATGAAAAGATTTTGTCAAAAAGACCTTGCTGGATTTTGGACGCAACTTGCTTTGCAACCAGGCGCAATGGCCGAAGATAAAACTTTACCTTTCGAAGCGCAAATCACTGATTACCTTTTGAAGCTTCACGCTTTCGAATTGGACAAGTTGATTTGGAACGGTAATAAATTAACCGGAACTGGAAACCTTGCTTTCATGAACGGATTCCGTCAATTCTTAACGGTTGCTGGTGGTTGTGTTAACTTGAACACTTCATCAACGGCAGCGATTACAGTTTCTAACGCTTACGACGTATTTTATGAAGCATTCACCAACACACCAACAAACGTTGCGGAAGGTGAAGAATTCATTTGTTTCACTGGTCGTGAAAATTTCAACTTGTTATTGAAGAATTTAGTTGACTTAAATCTTTACCATTTTGCACCAGGAGAATTCGCAACAATGAACGAACTTTTATTACCAGGTTCAAACATGCGAGTTGTTAAAGTAAACGGATTGAACGGAACTGATAATATCTACACTGGTCGTTCAAGTCACTTTGTATTCGGAACGGATTTATCAAGTGATTTCGAATCTTACGACCTTTGGTATTCATTCGATGACGACGTGATTTATTTACGATCTAAATTCCGCGCTGGCGTTCAAGTTCCTTTCTTGAATCAAATCGGAGTTTGGAACGGAACATCTTCACCGAGCTAATTAAATAAATTATAAACAACGACGGCCGGGTAACCGGCCTTCATTAAAAAATAAAAAAAATGAGTTTATGTGATATGATCGCCGGCTACAATGACCGGACATGTACAAACGGAAAAGGCGGAATCAAGTCGGTATTATTGTTTCCTTTGGGTGCAATGTCCGGCGTTACCGTTTTAAATAACGAAGTAACGGCCTTGACCGTTACCGGTGAGGTATTTCTTTATAAGTTAAAAAGCAATTTGTCAAGTTACACCGCGCCAATTAAAGTTGACAAGAACAACGGAACACTTTGGTACGAACAATCTTTGTCAATGATCCTTGCATCCGATAACAAAGAATTAAGAAGTGAAATTCACTTGCTTGCACAAAACGAAGTTGTTTGTTTGGTTGAAAATGCTGACGGAACAATTGTTGCGCTTGGATTCGGCGAAGGACTTCAAATCGCTGATGCGAATGAATACACTTCCGGCGTTCTTAAAAGCGACCGACGTGGACATGTTGTTGTTCTTAATGGAATGGAAAACGACGAAGTCCCTGACGTTGCATCTGGCGTCTATACAACTTTATTGTTACAACAATCACCGATTATTTAAGAAGTTTAGTTTGGTTAATTTAAAGAGGGAAGGAAAAAATTATTTCTTTCCCTTTTTTTTTGTAATTTTAGCACTATGAAAATAAAAAAAGAGTATATCGGCGCGAAATGTTGGTCACCAGTTATGACAAGATTCTTTGTCATTGAAGAAGGCAAAGAAGAATTATATTGCAATCTTGGAATCTTTGACATTTACGAATACGAAAAACCAAAACTAATAAAAAAAGAAAATGTTATTAATACAAAGAAACGGAACAACGCCATTAATAGTGACGGTGACGGAATTGACAACGATACCGAATCCGGCGTATTTATTTGAGTTCATCCATGAACAAAGCTTCAAGGAATATCGATGCGTTTTGAATAATATTTCAACCGCAACGCCGCGCTTTGATGAATTTTTATTGATTGACGGCGTTGATGTTAATTTCGATTATAACGGTTATTATATTTATAACATTTACGAACAACAATCGCCAGGGAATCTCGATCCGGCCTTGACCGTTTCAATGGTTGAAACCGGACGCGCCGAAGTCATCGAACTTGATTCACCGTCGAATGAATACGATTCACCGATTTATTTCAATATATATGAACAATAAAATAAAAATGACTTCGCTTTCCTTCCGGAAAGAATTTATCAAACCGGACGAGGAAAAAGACCGCGCGCTTGGTTTTATCAAGTGGGGAAAGAAAAATGATTATCCTTATTTTTTAGTTGACCTTTTCAATGGATCGGCCTGGCATCAAGGAATAATTAAAACGAAAACTTTTTACATTGCCGGCGGTGGCCTTGAAGTTGTGACCGGTGACATGCAAGCTTTCATCGACAACCAGTATTCGGACTTTGACATGAACGAAATTGCCGAACAATTGGCATTCGACTTCGAACTTTTCGGCGGTTTTGCCGTCAAAGGAACTTGGAATCGCGAAGGAACACGCGTCGCAAAGTGGGAATACTTGGACGTTGACGCAATAAGAATGACCGAAGATGAAAGGTTTTATTATTTGTCCGACGATTGGACGGCAATGAATCAAAGCGCTGAAAAAACAAACCTTCGAATGTTTCCGGCATTGGATGAAAACAATAAAACCGGTTCATTTATTATATATTACAA